GTGTCCAGTATGAGAAACCTAAACTAAAGATGATGGGTATTGAGGCAGTCAAGTCTTCTACACCTATGCCATGTCGTAATGCCATTAAGGAAGCACTTAACGTCATCATGACTGGTAGTGAGAGTGACACTCAGAAATATATCAAGGACTTCCGTGAGAAGTTTGAGAAGATGTCACCAGAGGAGGTGGCATTCCCTCGTGGTTGTAATAACATAGCAAAGAATACATCCTCTGCTACCATATATGGTAAGGGATGTCCCATGCATGTCAGAGGTGCTCTATTATATAACTTCTACATTAAAAAGAGGAAGTTACAGCATAAGTATCCCATCATACAAGAGGGTGAGAAGATTAAATACATACATCTTCGGACACCTAACAAGATCAATGAGAATATAATCTCATTCTTTCAAACTCTTCCAAAAGAATTTGGGCTTGACGAATCCATCGACTATGACCTACAATTTGAGAAGAGTTTCCTAGCACCACTCAAAGCTATCTTAGATACTATCGGATGGCATGCAGAGAAACAGAATACATTGGAGGCACTTTGGTCGTGAGTTTTTTAAAGGATATAGTAAAGGAAATAGACAATGAATACGCTGCTGTCGTTAGTGATGGTGTCGCTGCTGGTGACACAAGTGGTTATATCGACACGGGTTCGTACATCTTTAACGGACTTGTCTCAGGATCTATCCACAAAGGGGTTCCAGGAAACAAAATCACTGCTATTGCAGGTGAATCAAGCACAGGCAAAACGTTTTTCTGTCTTGGTATTGTACGTCACTTCCTCGAATCTAATCCTGATGGTGGGGTTATTTATTTTGAGTCTGAGAGTGCCATAAGTAAGGACTTGATTGAGGATCGTGACATTGATTCCAGTCGTATGATCTTAGTCCCAGTTAATACTGTCCAAGAGTTTAGGACACAGGCAATCAAGGTGCTTGATAAGTATATGTCTGAGAAGAATCAACCACCTATGATGATGGTACTTGATTCACTTGGTATGTTATCCACCTCTAAGGAGATGGAAGACAGTGAAGCAGGTAAAGAAACAAGAGATATGACACGTGCTCAGGTAGTTAAAGCTATCTTCCGTGTGTTGACTTTGAAACTTGGTAAAGCAAATGTTCCTCTAATCGTTACCAACCATACATATGATGTGGTGGGTGCTTATATGCCCACTAAAGAGATGGGTGGAGGATCTGGACTTAAGTATGCTGCTTCTAATATCATCTACCTTAGCAAGTCTAAGGAGAAGGACGGTAAGGAAGTAGTAGGTAACATTATTAAAGCTAAACTTGCTAAGTCAAGGTTAGCAAAGGAGAATTCCCAGGTGTCGATTCGATTATATTATGACCAACGTGGGTTGGATCGTTACTATGGTCTGCTAGAATTGGGAGAGAAGTATGGAGTCTTCGAGCGAAAGGGTAATAGAATTGTCATTGGAAATGATTCTGTATATCCATCGGTTGTATATAAAGACCCCGAAAAATATATCACCCCCGAAATACTACAAGCACTAGATGAGTGTGCACAGAAAGAGTTTTCCTATGGATCTTAAGGACTATATCGTCACCTATGATGACGTGCTTGACGAAAATTTATGCAAGAATGCTATTGAGTTCTTCAATGAGGAGCCAGAAAACATCACCAGATTTGATGCTGAGATGTGTGGTTTCTCATCTGTTAACTTAACAGAGCAGTGTGAAGTCAAGCAGAATACCAAGTGGGATCCTGTTAACCAACAGATCATCCTAGCAATCAAACAATGTGGCGAAAGGTACATTAAAGACGTTGATTGTGAGAGGTATTGGCCTAGACAGAATGCACTTGAGCAAGTCAAGATAAACAAGTATCAATACAAGACAGCTGACAGGTTTGATCGACACATTGATGTCGGGGATCACAACTCTGCAAGGAGGTTCCTTACCTTTGTCATCTACTTGAATACTATTGATGAAGGTGGTGCAACATATTTTAACGATATTGACGTTGAAATACCTGCGAAGTGTGGTAGAGTATTGATGTTCCCTTCTACGTGGACATATCCACATACCTACTGTGCACCTAAAGAGCAGGACAAGTATGCAGTCTCCACCTACTTACATTATACATGACCTTAAAGATTGAAGAGATCACCCTTAGTAAACTGATCCTCAATGAGACGTATACTAGGAAGGTCTTACCTTTTATAAAGGATGATTACTATGACACACCATCACACAAGATACTGTTTAGTACCTTGTCTGATTATGTCAATAAGTTTGAAACCACCCCTGAACCTAATGCCCTAAAGATAGAAGTAGAGAAACGTCGGGACATCTCCGAGGAAATATACAAGGAGGTTGAGCAGTTTCTTAATAATTTAGATAGGGATCATTATAACGAGGACTGGTTAATCGAGACCACTGAGAAGTGGTGTAAAGAAAGAGCAATTTATCTTGCTCTAATGGAGTCTGTCAAAATTGCTGATGGACAAGACAAAACACGTACAAAGGATGCGATACCTAGTATCATGTCCGAGGCTCTTGGTGTGTGTTTTGATGATCATGTTGGACACGATTACATACAGGATTCTGATGACCGATACGACTTCTATCACAGGAAGGAAGAGAAGATACCGTTTGATATCGAGTATCTTAACAAAATTACAAAAGGTGGTCTACCTAATAAGACTCTTAATATCGCTCTTGCTGGTACGGGTGTCGGCAAGTCTTTATTCATGTGCCACGTTGCTAGCTCCGTGCTGCTCCAAGGGAGGAACGTTCTCTACATTACAATGGAAATGGCAGAGGAGAAAATTGCAGAGCGAATTGATGCCAACCTTTTGGACATCCCGATCCAACAACTCAACAGCCCTCTCCTCTCAAAAGAAAAGTACTCCTCCAAGTTGCTGGAGTTAACTAAGAAGACACAGGGTAAGTTAATCATCAAGGAATATCCCACAGCATCTGCACATGTGGGTCACTTTAAGGCACTCTTAAATGAGTTGTCTATGAAGAAGGGATTCAGTCCTGATATTATATTCGTGGACTATCTAAATATCTGTGCTTCAGCACGGTATAAAGGTACCATTGTAAACAGTTACACTTATGTTAAAGCGATTGCTGAGGAACTCAGGGGATTGGCTGTCGAATATGATCTACCAATTGTCAGTGCTACTCAAACTACTCGTGCTGGTTTCGGGTCTAGCGATCCTGACCTTACTGACACGTCAGAGTCTTTCGGACTCCCTGCTACTGCTGACCTTATGCTCGCTCTCATATCTAATGAGGAAATGGAAGAGCTCGGTCAGATAATGGTCAAGCAGTTAAAGAATAGATACAATGACCCTACAATGTATAAGAGATTCGTTGTGGGTATTGACAGAGCTAAGATGAGGCTGTATGATTGTGATCAAGGAGCACAAGATGATATCATCGATGCAGGTGATATAGAACCTGCTACCAACCCTAAGAAAACCTTTGATGGATTTAAAATCTAATGTCTGAAACATTTACAAACACACCAGGTGACAATTACGAGAGTGAGAAAGCTGCTGAAGAGATATCCAATGCCTCCAGAGATAGAGTAGAGGATGCTGAGGCAAAGGCAAAGAAGATGAGTCAGGAAACTCCTAAGACTCCAGAGGAGATGCTAGACAGTGAGAATATGGACACTGCTCCTAAGGCTAAGGAGAGAATGAAGCAAAGGATTAAGGAGAAGACCAAGGCAGAGAAGGATGGAGAGAAGAAGTTTGAGGTTGACTTAGATAACTACATGAAGTTTGTAGATCAAGTCACATCACCTGCTAGTAAAGATTTCAATGCTCTCATATCAAGGTATGGTGAGTTGAAAGGTGCAGGTTGTGACATTTCTAGGTTAGACACTGCTGCATCAGGTATATGTGCAGAGGGTGGAGAGTTTATGGAGATAGTTAAGAAGTTAAAATTCCAAGGCAAACCATATGATGCTAAGAATAAAGAGCATCTTCAGAAGGAATTAGGTGACATCATGTGGTACGTTGCACAAGCAGCACTAGCATTAAACATCAGACTTGATGAAGTCATCTATATTAATACACTTAAGTTAGCAGCACGTTATCCTAATCAAATGTTTGAGGTAGGATACTCAGAAAACAGAGCACCTGGTGACATATAATGGAAGCACATACTAACGGTAGTCTTTCGGTAGTAGTACCAATGGATGATATGCAACTCATCCTAAGACAGATGTGGAAGTCACGAGCAACTGAACCTGTCATGGGTAAGTTGTATGAAAAGTATAAAAGGTTAGTAGACCTTTCTTTTGATGAAGCACCTTGTGATATATGAGATACCCTGTAGACATTGACAAAGGCAATGAGTTTGCCAAGACAATACCAGGAGTGGGTGGTTTCTCAGGGATATACCCACTACCTGACGGTCAGTTACTAGTCTCTGGTGCTGATGGTGTAGGGACTAAGATTAATATAGCAGCAGTTGCTGGTGACTATACTACTATTGGTATAGATCTAGTAGCCATGTGTGTTAATGATGTAGTAACCAGTGGTGCTAAACCATTATACTTCTTAGATTATATCTCCACTAAGAAGATAGATGCTAACGTAGCAGATATTATGGTAGGTATCTACAAAGGATGTGAGATATCAGGTATGAAACTGTTGGGTGGAGAGACAGCAGAGCATTATAGACAGAATGACTATGACCTAGCAGGATTCTGTACAGGTATAATAGAGCATGAAGGTAACTTAATTGATGGTACTGGTATCAAACCAGGTGACAGGATAGTTGGTGTAGCAAGTAGTGGACTGCATAGTAATGGGTTTAGTCTCATTAATGATATGTTGTGGAGACATGAGTTAGTATACAAGGAGCATCCAGAGTTACTTACTCCTACTCACATCTATGCACCTATGGTACAAAAACTAATGACAGCATATGGTGAGCATAGTGTCTTTGGTATGGCACACATCACAGGTGGTGGACTACAGGAGAATATTGATAGAGTTATACCAGCAGGTCTTCATGCTAAGATCGACTGGACATCATGGGAGAGACCAGAGATATACAATGTAATACAGAGGGGTGCTCAGACCAACCCTCTCACTGAGGATATATCAGAGGAAGAGTTGAGAAGGGTATTCAACTGTGGTATAGGGTTTGCTCTAGTGACACCATTTGCTGAAGCATGTATGGAGTTGATTGATGAGGAATCCTGGATAATTGGAGAGGTGGTTGACAATAGTTGACAGGGGTGGTATATTATATCTGTTGGACGCAACACTGGGAGTGACTGAATAAACTTACTGGCATATAGCTGGTTAAGGTGATGCGACAGAGGTGGTGCTCGCTGTCAGGAATGGCAG